CAACACGGATCCGTCCGCCGAAGACACCATTGACGTGTCGCACCTGGGCCTCACCACCGGCAATGCCATCCGCACCATCCAGCGCCCGCTCCAAGGCTCGGCGACCGACACGGGCCGAGAGGTTGTCGTGGACTACCTCGGCACGAGCATCATCGCTGATGCCAGCACCGGCACGCTGGTGCTGACGGTAGGCGGCAGTGCCTTGATTAGCAAGGCGGCCACCGTGTCGTCCTCGACGCTGACGCTTGCGACGAATGATGCCGTCCGTGGTCAGGTCACGTTCCGGGTTGCCCGCTAGTCCGTGACGGAGGCCCGTCATGGCAAACGTATGCACGGGCGTCACGGCTTCGTGGAACTCCACGGACTTCGGCGAGGTCGTGGAGATCAAGGTCAACGCGGGCGGCAGTCTGCCGCTCGCGCGGGCGAGCACCTGGGCATTTGACGTTGGCACTATAGATATCTCGTGCCTGAGCACTGCCAACGTCTCGCTGGCCCAGTACGGCAAGAAGGCCACGCTCGCCATCTCCGGTGGTGGGCTGACCTTCTCCACGAAAGCCGTCTGCGAGCGGGTGCAACTCTCGGGCAAAGTCAACGACATCGCACGGTATGCGGTGACGTTCAAAATCACGCCCGAATGAGGACACACGCATGGCACTGACGGCAGACCAGATCCTGGCAGCAAACGACGCATCGCTCCTCGAAGTGAAGGTCAAGGAGTGGGGCGGCAGCGTTTTCGTTCGCGTGATGAGCGTCTCGGAACGCGACGCCTACGAGCGCATGTGGATCGGCAAGAAGGAAACGGGCATCGAAAACTTCCGCACGGAGTATCTCCAGCGGGTGCTCTGCGACGAGAAGGGCAACCTTCTCTTCACGCGGGAGCAGATCGAGAAGCTCGGGCAGAAGTCGGCGGCCGTGATGACGCGGCTGTTTGATCGAGCCATGAAGCACAACGCGATGAGCGAAGCGGACGTGGAGGAGTTGGCAAAAAACTAAACGCCCGCCCGCTGCGACGGCTGCTGTTTCGGCTGGCGGGTCACTTAGGCATGACGGTCGGCGAGTTGTCCATGCGGATGGACAGCCGAGAACTCACGGAGTGGATTGCTTACACGAGGTATTTTGAGGCTATCCCTGACTCATGGGCGGAAACGGGGTTGCTCGCCAGTGCGATCCTTGCCCCCTACGCCCAGAAGGGGAAGGCACCGCAGGCCAGCGATTTCATTCCGATTGAGAAGCCGCCGCAGCACACGGACCAGATGAAGGCGGAACTGCAAAAACTGTTAGGAACCCTTGGGCAATAGCAATGGCGACGATCCTCGGACTTGCGATGAAGGTGACGGCGGACGCTTCAAGCGTCCCGAAGTCGCTCACGCAGGCCGAGCGTGCGCTGAACAGTTTGCAGGCGCAGGTGGACCGGGCCACGAAGGTATTCGCCCCGTTCACGGAAAGCTCTGCCGCAGCGGCTCGCGCCCAGGAGCAGTTTGCCGAGCGGTTCGCCAGGCTGGCGGATCAGTTGCAGGCGGACACAATCAAGCCGCAGGAATACGCGGCGGCGTTTGCCCAGCTGACTGAAGAAGCCAAGAGGTCGGCCGAGGCGTTTGCGGAAGGCGTTCGCATCCAGAAGCAGTACGGCGACCAGACGAAGGTGGTGGCCGACGAGATCGAGCGGCTCGTGGAACTTGAGCGGCTCGGGGCGATTGACCAGACGGCGCTGAATAACGCCGCCATCGCAAGGCTTGGCCTCGACAAGCAGACGGCAGACTCAGCGCGGGCCAGAGCCGACGCTGTTGCAGCCGCCGAACGCAAGCAGTCCGAGGCGTTTGCGGAAGCCCGCAGGACTGAGGAGCAGGCGGCCGCCCAAGCGAACCGCCAGCGGGCATTGCTGGAAGCCGAGGCGGATGCGATTCGCCAGCGGAACCTGACGGCCCAGGAGCGATTCGATCAAGAGGTCGGCCGCGCCAGAGTCTTGGAAGAGGCCAACCTGCTCACAAAGCAGGAGTTCAACCGCGAACTGCAACGCCAGGCCGACCTGTTCGCCGAGGCCACGATTGCCGCCAACAGGTCAGGCAAGGCGATCGAAGATGCTGGCAAGCAGGGGGTGCTGAAGTTCAACGAACTGACCGGCATCCTGTCGGCCCTGCCCGGCCCGATTGGCAATGTGGCCGGTCGGCTCTCGGGCCTCGCGTCGGCTGGCGAAGGGCTCGCTCGGGTGTTCTCGGGCGGCCTCCAGAACGGTCTCGCCAGCATCGGGGCGAGCGTGGCAGGGCTCGTCAATCCGTTCACCGCCGGGGCGGCTGCGTTCGCGGCGCTTGGTGCTGGGGCCGTGGCGGCTGGCCGGAACCTCGTGCAACTCGAAGGCGAGGTCGAGCGGCTGGGGCAGTTGGCGGATCGCGTCGGCGTTTCCTTCTCGTTCATCCAAGTGCTTGAAGCGGCGGCCCTGCAAACCGGCACCAGCGTCGAGCAGTTGGGCGGCGGGTTCACAAGGTTCCTGCGTGCGGTGAACGAGGCCCGCGACGGCACGAAGTCGGCCGTTGAGGCGTTCAAGAACCTGCGGATCAGTACCGACGCCGTTCGCGACGGCAACCCGGAGACGCTCTTCCAGCAGGCGGCGCAGGCGTTGGCGCAGATGCCAGACCCGGCCCAGCGGACAGCCACGGCCATGGCGCTCTTCGGGAAGAGCGGGGCCGAACTTCTGCCGGTCATCAAGCAACTCGGGACGGCCGCAAGCGATCTGGAACGGCTCGGCGGTGCCCTCACGGAACAGCAGCGGGCCGACATCGACTCCTTCGGCGACGCGATGGACCGCGTGGGTGTCGCATCGCAGGGGCTCTACCGTCAGATCACGGCCAACTTCGCCGGGATCGGCACAGCCATTGCCAACTCCACGGCCGAGTCGATTGGCGGCATCAACCGGCTCATCAGAGCGCTCGACGATACGGCGAGCGACCGGACCTTCCTCGGCTTCCAGAAGACGCAGGCGAGGCTCCAGGCCGACGCCGAACTACTCAAGCAACGCAACGATGCCATCCAGGAATCGCAGCGGCTGGCCTCGAATGAAGCCCTTGCGGAGTTCATCGGCAAGCTCGACCAATCGCTCGACGGAGCCATCAATCTTTCCGGCGAGATCGCCAAGGCCCAGGAGCAGGCGGCTGCGTTTGGCAATGACGGCTCCAAGGCCGTGCAGGCTCTCGTGAAGTCGCTTGAGGACGTGGCGGCTGCCGCCGAGGACGCTGGCCTGTCGCAGGAGCAGTTGACGGCGGCACAGAACAACGCGCTGACCGACTTCGGCAAGCGGATCGAGGCGCTTCGCGAGGAGGCCGACATTCGCACGAAGGCCGCCGAGGAGTCTCGCAAGGCGACCGAGCAGGAGAACGCCGCCGCCGCCAAGGCCGTCGAGGCCGTGCGGGCTCAACTCGCCATTGCCATCGAAGACTCGGCCCGGTTCGGCCAGGCCGGATTCGACGCGGCCCTGAAGTACCAGAACGCGATCGGCGAACTTGAACAGCAGTTCGGCAAGCGGATCATCAACGAAGCCACGCTCAAGCAAAACGCCGCAGCGGCCGCCGCCGAGTACCAGAAGCAAGTCGATGCGTTCACCAAGATCGAGCAGTTGCAGCGGAACATCGCCGCCGCCGACGAGCAGCGACTTGCCCAACTGGTGGCCGCGCAGCGGGAGACGAAGCAGGTCGAGACCGATCTGGAGTTTGTCCTGCGGCAGCAGAAGCAACTCGTCGAAGAGATCGCCGATGCCCGCGAGCGCGGTGCCGTCATGGCCGCCGACGCCGCGACGGCCCGGCTGGCCCAACTCGACCAGATCCAGGCCAAGCTCGAAGAGCAAGAGCAGGCTCTTGAGCAGGGCTTCGGCGACGGGTTCGCCAGGGCGTTTGAAGCCACAGACAAGACCATCGGCGGCCTTATTGAAAAGGCCACGCAGTTCGGCAACGTCGGGGCACTCGCGGCGCAGGCTCTTGAGCAGGGCGTGGCCCGAGCTCAGCAGCAGGCCAGCGCGGGAATTCTGACCGCCGAGACGTACCAGCGCGAGGTGAACCAGCAGCAGGAGTTGTTCAATCAGCGGCTGGCCGCTGCCCAGCGGGTTGAAGACTTCCTCGCCTCCAAGATCGACGAACGGCAGAAAGCCGAACTGGAAGCCGTCAAGCAACTTGAGGAACGGAAGAAACAGGCGGCGGTCAATATCCAAGCACTTGAGGCTCGGATTCAGACCGAGCAGAAGGCGATTGAGGAAGCCCGCGACAAGGGGAGGCTCAAGGACGCTCGCGCCGGGGTGGAGCGCGTCAAGCAGCTAGAGCAAGCCCGCCGCCTCGAACAGGGCATCGTGGACGGCCGCGTTGAGGCCAACCGCCAGCAGGCCCAGCAGTTGCAACAGGGCCAGACGGCCGCACAGCAGTTCCAGAGCTTGGTCGCCCGCCAGAACGACGCCTTCCTGTCGGGCTTCCAGAACGCTTACGCCGGTGCCAACGCCGCCTTGGCCCAGAGCGCCCGCGTCGCGGAGGAGCAGGCCCGCCGGATGGAGGCGCTGACGCGGCCCACGACCTCCCTCGCGCAGACCGCCGACGTGCGCACGGCCGAAGGCCAGGCGCTCGTCTTGGAAACGGCGGCCCAGGCCCAAGACCCGGCGCTGATCGAGGCCCGGCTCCAGACGCGGTTGCTGAACTCTATCGCGGCGGGCATCACGGGTGCCTCGGCCAACTACTTCAACCAGCCGGTGGCGATTGTCGGCGCGGCGAGAATGGGGTGACGCATGGGTGTTGTTTCGACCAAAGAACTGGCGCAGACGTTTGAGCGCGAGGTGGGCAGGCCCGCCATCGTCAAGCGTCGCTTCGTCTGCGTTCTCGCCGACGGCACGCTGCAAAACGACCCGGCGACGGAACTGGAAATCCTGGCCGCCGTCTTTAACACGACCACGGGGGTGATCGCGTCCTCTGCGATTTTCGGCGAGCCGCACCCGCGACTTGCGGCGTGGAAGCTGCGGAAGTTTTGGATCAACGAAGGATTCGAGGGTTCGCCCTATCACGTCGAGGTAGTGCTGGAATACGGCGTCGTGCGTGACGAGGAGTTCGTGACGCCGACCTCGCGCCCCACCGTGTGGAGTTTTGAGGGCAGTAGCGGCGAGTTCCCGGCCCTGCGTTATTTCGACGGCAGCGGCAACGGCACGACCTACCCGCTGACCAACTCGGCCTTCGACTTCTATCCCGGCTTGATGACCACCGAGAGCGTGGTGCTGATGAAGGTCACGCAGAACTTCTCTACGTTCCCGTCCTCGTGGTACGCCGCGAACAACAGCGTGAACGACGCCACCTACTTCGGCTGCGCCGCCCACACGATCCGCGTGGCTGGCATCGACACCACCTACGAGTACGAAGAATTTGGCGGCAGTGTCGTGAAGTTCTGGCAGGCGACGGCCACGCTGGCCTACCGCCAGAGCGGGCACAACCTCCTGCTGCCAGATGTGGGTTTCAATTTCATTGACGGCGGGCAGAAGCAGCGGGCAATGGTGTTTGATTTTCAAAACTCCGAGTGGGTGCCGTCGCCGAATCCCGTGGGGCTTAATGGCACTGGCGGCATAAACATGACGGGAAATGCCGTTGTGTTAAATCGCCGCGTGAATCCCGAGACGAGTTTCGCCACGCTCTTCGGGACTCCGCCAACATGACGCCTTCCGGCCGCGACGCCGTTCAGTTTACGCGCGAATCCGCCGAGCGCATCGCGAACGTGGTGCGCGCAACGGAACTGACGCCGACACGCGGGCGGCCTCTGTCGTTCGAGGCGATGCCGCCGAGTGCGAGCCGCAAGACCTTCCGCATCGCCACCTTCACCGGCGCGTGGTCGATCAATGGCACCAAGACGGTGACGTTGCGCGGCTCGACGGCGACGCTGTCGGCGGTGAATCTGTTCGCCGAGATCACTGCACCGTCTGGTGCAAAAAACTGCGCCGTCGCCAAGGATGGCACCGCTTGGTATCTCATCGCGGCCCAGTGCTAGGAGTGATGAAATGTCAATGCTTGGCGCTGCTTGTTCGCCGTGTTGCTCGCCGCCATCATCACCCTGCAATAAATGCACTGACGGGGCGGTGCAGTTGGTCATCGAGGTCGATTACCCAGGCGGCAGCGGCGTAGTCACGGGGGCCGGGAACAATGCCTGCCTGGGATTTCCAAACGCGAACTGCGGAGACTACTCCTCTTATCCTGGTTTTGATTTCGGAGAGGTGTCTCAGTCATGCGAGCCGTCAGCCGAAGGCAAGAAAATTAGACGTGTAGTCGTCACCAGTGGCGGCGAGGGCTACACGTCAGCCCCATCCGCAAGCAGCACATGCGGGGCGACCCTTTCTACAACGATCACGTCTCCCGTTGCCTCGGTGGACCTCGTGAGTTCTGGCAGTGGCTACACCTCGCCACCGGTAGTTTCCATGCCGGGAACAAGCGGAATATTTGCGACACAGCAAGCGTCGCTGTCGTGCGAGTTGTCGGCTTCCGTAACGTCTCTTGTGCGCGGACTTCGTGGCTCTGGGTACACGTCGCCACCGAGTGTTACGCTGACTGGTGGCGGTGGATCGGGCGCTACGGCAGTGGCGACAATTACGGCAGGCGGCCGCATAAATACGCTCGTGGTGACAAACGGGGGAAGCGGATACAAGACGCCGCCAGCCGTGTCTTTTTCTGGCGGCGGTGGCTCTGGTGCTACGGCAACGTCTCAAATAACTGGCGTTGTCGCTCGGGTAATCGTGGACGCCCCAGGGCTCTACGAAATCCGATCTGGGCACGGCTTGCAGACAGTCGCATTCACGGGCGGCAATGGCTCTGGCGCTGCGGCGCAATTGAACTGGAGCGGCACGGTAACGCATGTCGCAGTTTCATCACTTGGAAGTCAGGCTGGCACTAACTGCGAGTCATCGCAGATTACCTTTTCCGGTGGCGGCGGCTCAGGCGCGGAGGCGTTCGCAGTCTTATCAACAGACGAGACGATCGTAATTGATATAAGCGGGTGCAGACCTGGCGATTCGTCGGATTTTGATTATCCAGCAGATTCAACGAATGGAAAGTTTCCGCGTAATTATTCCCAATCTACGACCACGCCGATCGGAGAGTCTGTTCGCTGGGACGTTAGCGTCGATCTCAGTCTTAGTGGCGGCACTACCAGTTCGTCCGCGCCGCTGCTGTGGTTTTCTGGCGAGGCATTTGTCGCCTTGATTGACAGGTGGTGGGGTGGATCGCGCATTGCATTCGATAGACTCTTAATTGAGAGAAAATATTTAGTGCGTCGCAACCTGACAAGGACTCAGCCAGTCGTAAGAGTGGTATTGGGTGGGCAGCCTTCATCAAGCGTGGCCGCTGAGTTTGGATTGACTTGGCAGCAGTTGACAGATGAAAAAGGCGACCCGTACTGGCAGGCGACGGCAGTTTCAGTTGTCAGCGGTGGCGAGAACCTGGCCGTTGACATCAACGAACCTGCCCCAGTTGCTGTTCAAGTTCAGCCCGTTGAATCAAACGCGCTTGGCTTCTCGTCAGTCGGCCAGGTCAACGCCTCTTTTAGCTGGAGCGCGCCGACCGTTGCGTTCGCAACGATAGTGGACCTATTTTTTGGGCAAAGCGGCCAGTTTGCCGATCAGCCTTTGTTTCAGGTCACGTTTCGGCAGGTTTCGGCTGGCAATATGTATGAGATAGACACTATTGCGATTGTGAGCGGCGGGCAGGTTGAGCCATACACTTCTGCCAGCGGGCTCAGGGCGGTTCAGTTGACGCTCGCGACCGGCCGCGTTGTTCAACTGCCTGATATACGAGTTTCCGTATCTGGCGGGACAGTCACCTCCGTGACTCTGAATACCAGAGGGCTCTTTCGTGGCCCGGCGACAGTCTTATCTGCGCAGATCACTCCGTCAGGACGTGCGGCCGGAAGTGAAACAGTGCTTCTTGAGACGCACTACTCACAGCCAACCGTTGCGGTGCTGCCGCCGCTTTCCGGCCGCACGTTTCGGCCAGGATCTGGTGCTTCATTTGAGGCCGTTCTGTCGCAGTTGCAAGATTCCGCAGGAAATCCGTGCTGGACGATTTCTGCGATCAACATTGTCTCTGCGGGAGACTGGTACGCGGACGGAGAGAGGCTGCGGCTCTCGCTTCTAGACGGTTCGACAGAGCAATCTCCCGCGCTCGCCACGGTAAGCATCCCTCCAAGGAGGGTGCCGATCGTCACGTCTGCTTATGTAAATACAAGCGCTGGCACCGGCGCGCAATTTTCCGTCACGCTTCGCCCCGCAGGCGAAGGACTCTGGGAGGTCGATCAAGTCACGGTTGTGGCCCCAGGAGTCAACTACAATGACCGCGAGTATTTAGTGGTTTTGTTTGATGAAAAAACAGAACGGGTTCCCGGTTTTTACGAAGACCTCTATGTGCGCACGAACCCTGAGACTGGGGCTGTGATCGGGGTAGACATTGACGCGCGCGGACGCATGTACGCTCAGGACAGGCATGTGGTCGGCGTCACAATTCACCGCGGAGGGCGCTTTTACAAGACCACGACGATCACCCGAGACGTGCCAGTGACCGTAAATTGCATGGGCAGCCTCGGCAGTTGGGAGCTGGTCGGCCCGCTTTCTTCGCCAACCGCAGAAGGCCAGTCCTCCAATGGGCCTCCATCTGTTGGCGGATTCTACAGCGCAATAATAAACCCAGGCCCGGAATACATCCGCTATACGCGGCGGTGTGGCACCCCAACAGTGTCGGCATCGATCCAATGAGCCGCTGCGATTTTCAATACTCGGACGGCGTAGCGACCTGCGTCAGGTGCGGGAGAGTGGTGCGCACGAAGAGCACCAACGTCAAGGCGGCTTGCCGTGCATTTGCTGGCTATGAGGCAGAAAACATAGCCCTCGGCCACGCCCTTCACGGAAGCGGCCCCGGCACAGAACTAAAAAAACTCCTTGCCGGGGTAGGCATCACGGCCACGCCCAACTGCTCCTGCAACGCCCGTGCTCGCACGATGGACGCGAACGGCTGCGAGTGGTGCGAAGCCCACCTAGACGAGATCGTGGGCTGGCTCCGCGAGGAAGCGACGAAGCGCGGCCTCCCGTTCGTTGACATGGCCGGTAGGGTGCTGGTGAAGCGGGCGATTAGCAACGCCCGCAAAGCGGAGGCCCGCCGTGCCAAGGAAGCCCAGCCAGCCGAAAGCGGCCCGGCCTAACCTCGCCGAGCTCGACTACGAGGACGACGACGCCTCGCCGCCCTTCACGCTGGACGACGACGGGAATATGGTCCTGCGGCGTTCTGCGAAGCCCAAGCCGAAAGGGAAGCCCCGTGGCAAAAAAGCCGACAAGCCTGCTCGATGACGTGCTGGCTCGGACGCGGAACCGCAGCCCTGGATTCGGGACGTGGTTTGAGAGGCTGCCAGCCGAGGCCCAGGCGGAACTGGAGGCGGTGCGGGCTTCGTTCGATCACGCGACACACCAGAAGACGGCCTTCGCTCGTGCGATCATCGAAGCCGCACGAGAGCGGGGCTGGAAAACAAGCGGCTTGCAAGGAGTGATCCAGTGGCTAAACGGAAAACGCTAGCGGCTTCCGTGGCGTCGAAGCTCCCGCCCGCGAAGCCTGCTGCCGATGCCGAGCAGGTGACGCAGCGGCAGGACGGCGATTCGCTGGAGGCCCGCTCGACGAGCCGCCGCATCAAGACGGTGGAGGATCTGCTTCGCCACATTGAAGCCGACATGACCCGCTTCGAGGTCGCAGCCAGCGAGGCGACCAAGTGGGAGTGCGGCGACGGCGACGGCGGCACCATTGAACTGCACCGCGTCTTCGTGCGACTCAAGCCCAAGGGCGGGCCGACCACCATCGAAGTGGTCGAGGCGATGATCGACGCCGCGAAGAAGACGCTCCGCAAGCCCTTGACCAAGACCGTCAAGGCACCCAAGGCAGACGGTCTTTGGCAGGTTCTCGTCATCAGCGACACGCACTTCGGGGCATACTCGTGGAGCAAGACCACGGGCGGCAGCGACTACGACCTCGACCTGGCCGAGCAGCTCGTGGGCAAAGCCGGGGCCGAACTGGTGGCGGTGGGAGATGCCCACAAGCCCACCCGCCGCACGATCGCTTTCCTTGGCGACCTGTTTCACTACGACACTCCGAGTGGAACGACAACCGGCGGCACGCCGCTAGAGCGTGACGGCCGATTGCAGAAGATGATTCAGGTGGGTTGCGACTCGCTGCTCGGCATCGTCGAGCGGTCGGCGGCCTCGGCCCCCACCGACGTGGTGATCGTGAACGGCAACCACGACGAAGTGCTGACGTGGGCCTTTCAGCGGATTCTCGTGGAGCGGTTCCGTGGCTCGAAGGCGGTGACGATCAAGCCCGACTTCCTCTCGCGGCAATACCTCACGCACGGGCGCAACCTGCTCGGGTTCACGCACGGGCACAAGGCAAAACGCAAACTCCCGCAGATCATGGCCCTTGAGCAACGCGAGGCGTGGAGCCGCAGCACCTATCGCGAGTGGCACACGGGCCACTTGCACCACCAGGCGGCCGAGCACAACAAGCCGCTGGACACGCTCGACGGCGTGATCGTGCGGACGGCCCCGACGATCTGCCCGCCTGACGATTGGCACTCAGCCAACGGATTCCTCGGCGCTAGACAGGCATGCGAAACATTTCTCTACAGCCCCGATGGCGGGCTGCGATCAATGCACGTCAGCGAAGGGAACAGAAAGGGATGATTACTGTGGCCGACCGACTCAATGGTGATGGCGTGATGCGCGAGGGCCTGCATCCCACGAGCCAGAAGTATTTCGACCTGCTCGACACGCTGCGAAAGCTCCACTTGTCCAAGTCAGCGGGGTACGGCTGCCCAGATGGCACCGACCCGCTGCTCAACATCCGGCGCGGTGCGGAGTTCGTCGGCATCCCGGCGTGGCAGGGAGCGATGGTGCGGCTCTCGGACAAGGTGACGCGGCTGGCGGTCTTCAACAAGACGGGCAACCTTCCGCACGAGTCGGTTGAGGACAACCTGCTCGATCTGGCCAGTTACAGCCTGTTGGCCCTTTTGCTCTTCCAAGAGGAGCACGAGTGACTGACCGCCGCGTGCCCTACTCCGAGGACGAGGCCCAAGAGGCGTGGCTGTGGGTGGGCCGCCACGGGCCGAGCAACTCGTGGACGGCCACCAACGGCACGGCGGCCAGGATGATCGGGCGGCTGCTTGAGGAACGCGAGCGGCTGCTGGCGATGCTGGCGAGCCGAGAGAACATCCAGCGGCCAGCGGAACAATGAGCCGGGCCGGAAGGTTGCAGGCTATGCACGTCTCCTTTCCGTGCCTAGCCTCCCTTCCGCGCCCGGTTCATTCGCTTAGGTCGAGCGGCGGCAGGAAGTCGAGTGCCGTGTGCTTCGGCTTCGCGATCGTCTCGTCGATGTAGTGATCGATGGTGACTTTGGAATCCTTGTGACCGCAGACGCTGGCGGCTTCCCCGACCCCGGCGGCGGCCGTCACATAACTGGCGTTACTCTTGCGGAGCGCGTGGAATCCCCTCGGCTGCACCCCCGCCACCCGGCAGATCTTCTTGAACTCGTACCACAGGCTCGTCGGGTCGCGATCCCAAGGAAAAACGAGGTCATTCGGCTTCCGCTCGATCTGCTTCAGCCACCCGGCCAACTCGGGCGAGATCGCCCGCCGCAGATCCCGGTCGCCGGTCTTCGTGGTTTCGGCCAGGAAGATGACCGCCCGCCCTTCGAGGTCCACTTCGCCCCACCGCAGCTGCCTCACGGCCCCGATGCGGGATGCCGTCTCCCAGCACATGCGGATCATGCTGGCGTAGTACAAGCCCCCAGGAAGCCCGCAGACGGGCGATGGGTAGCCGAGGGCCGTGCGGACCAAGGCCGAGACATCAGCCACCCGGTAGGCCCGTGGAAGCCTCGTAGGGGCTCGCACCGGGGCGACGGTGGGAAACTCCAGCAGTTGGCCGTCAGACCGGGTGCGGCGAACCTTGGCACAGTAGGACCAGAGGCAGCAGACGTGGGTGCGATCCTTCCGAACCGAGGCGGCGGACACCTTGGTGCGGCGGGCCGAGAGGAACGCCTGGACGACGAGCGGCTGGAGGTCGTCCATCGTCGGCTCGCGGCCCAGCGTCTCGCTCCATCTGGTGAGCGTGAGCTGGTATTGGCGGCGCGCCTGTGGTTTCAGCGACCGCAAAGGACCGTACTCGTTCTCAAGAACATCTCGAAGTAACATCATTGGCTCCTCCTGCGGGTAACGACCACTAGTGTACATCAGTTTCGTTCCCCTATCCTCCACTTGAATCCGTGACGCAGGGAAGCCTACGGGGGCGGAGCCCCCGGCGGCAACTGCCGGGCGGGCGATTTGACACCGCCACCGCTAGCGGTAGTATCGGAGGCATGGTTGGAATGGCCCACAAAGTCGATGGCGGCGAATACCTCACGGTCGCGGAGGCCGTGGAATTCATGGGCTGCACGGACGGCTGGGTGCGGATGCTCCTGCGATCCGGCCGCCTCGAAGGCAAGCGATTTGGCGAGCGGGTCTGGCTGATCCCCCTGGCTGCGGCCAAGGAAGCCAAGGCCAACCTCACCGCCCGGTCGATCGGGAAGCGGGCCACCAAGAAGGCCAGCCCGCGAAAGAAGCCCTGAATCTCGGGATTTCTCGGCCCCAAAAAATCTTTTTGTGTTGGGCTGGACAGGGAACTACCGATACCGTACAGTACCCCCACGCACGCAAAGGAGTGCTGCCATGAAGATCGATTGGGATGAAATGATTCGCTGCCTCGTGCTGGTTCGCCTTGGTCAAGAACTTGGATGTGACTCCAAGCTGGCCCGTGCGGTCCACGACAGCATCGAACTCCTGGCGACGTTCGCCAGTGTTTTTCTTGGTTGATGGAACTACCGCTACCGGAAGCAAAAGATTTTTCAGGCGGCCGGTTGACAGTTGTTCACTCGTCGATACATTCACGCCCCACCCCCAAACGGAGCCACTATTCAAATGTTCAGTACCGACCCCCATCACAACGAGTATTTGGCCGCCGTCGCTGGGATGGCTGACCACACCGCTGCCCCTGTCGAGCCCGCCGTGGGCGACTTCATCAGCGGCACCACGAGCGGCAAAGCGTGGAGTGGGCGCGTCGAGTGGATCGACGGCCACTTGGTTGCCATCGACGTGGGCGGCGGCTGGCTTCGCGTGCCGCTCAAAGACATCACGCACTGAACCACGGAGCCCGGCGGAGCCGGGTAAGCCACGGAAGGGATCGTGCCGCCGAGCCAGGACGGGGAAGCGGCTTTCACACATCGCAACGAAAGGGACGCGAGAAATGGGAACGACAGGACTAGCACTGACCGCAGACAACACGCAGGCCCGAGGATTGGCTCTTCAATCATTCGACGACGCCTTCCGCTTCTCGAAGATGGTGGCGGCGTCTGAGTTCGCCCCCAAGGATTTCCGGGGCAAGCCCGAGTCCTGCATGCTGGCGATCCAGCACGGGAGCGAAGTCGGCCTGAGCCCGATGCAATCGCTCCAGAGCATCGCCGTCATCAACGGCAGGCCGACGATCTGGGGCGACGCTGCCCTGGCCTTGGTGCAGAGCAGCCCCGTCTGCGAATACGTCAAGGAATACACCGAGGGCCAGGGCGACAACCTGACCGCCGTGTGCGAGGCCAAGCGTCGTGGCTATCCGGCCCCGACGATCAGCCGGTTTTCGATGGCCGACGCCAAGCGGGCCGGGCTGGCTGGCAAGAGCGGCCCGTGGAGCCAGTACCCCGAGCGGATGCTGGCCCTGCGTGCTCGTGGCTTTGCACTTCGCAACGCCTTCGCTGACGCCCTGCGTGGCCTCATCACGGCAGAGGAGGCCCAAGACTACCCCGAAGCACCGGCGGCTGTGGCTCGTGCGCAGGAGCCTGCAAAAGCCACCGCCCAAGTGGCACAGCCGCTGGCTGCTTCGGCACCGGAAGCGAGCGTCTACGAAAAGGCCGAGCGTTCGATCGCCAGGGCGACGACCGTGGACCGACTCGACGACATCCGCCGCAAGGTCGAGGAGCGATTTGGCGAAGGGGCTCTGACCAAGTTCGAGCGTGACGAGCTCGCCAAGTCGATCCTCGACAAGGCGAACGCGATCGACAACGGCACCGAGCACTTCGACGGGCAAGAGGTCGAAGCGGAGGCCAACGCCCGATGAGCGAACGTGGCATCAACGAGGGCCACCCGCCGAGCACTGGCGAGTGGAACGAGTTCGAGGCCCGGCAGCCCGAGGTCTTCGAGCGGCGGCGACGTGCCGCCCCGAAGCCTACGGGCCGTCGAGGCCCGGACCCGCTGCCCATGCTGACCGACGCGCAGATCGCCAGGAAAGCGAAGTGGATACACGCCCGCCTCGTGCTGTTGATCGACGCCTTGGATGGCGAGGAGTGGGACGGCAGATGGACCAACAGGCTGATGAGCGCGTGGCTCGCAGCCAGGAACACAGTGGAAGACGCAGCAACTTGGAAGGAAGACGCCGATGCCGTGGCACGACAGCTGGACGCAGATGCGAAAGAAGAAACAGCCCCAGCCGCAGGGGGAAGCCCGGCAGACGGGAGCGGCAGCCAAGCGGGAGAGGCGTAAATCCACCGCAGCCGAGGCTGGCCCAAACAAAAAAACTCCCGGCCAGTGACTCGACCGGATGCCGCACGTCACGCGGCCAAATCAAGGAAACGGAGGGCTCAAGGAAATGGGCGTGTTCATTGACGACAACTGCGACCTGCCGCTGTTCGCGGCGCGGCCCGAGCCGAGGATCGAACTGCCCATACGCTGCGCCGTCTCGAAGGAACTGCGCGTGCGGGCTGGCTCGCAGCGATGGGAACTCCTTCGCCAGTACGTCGAGCACGGCCCGCTCACCAACGAGCAGGCGGGCGATCTCTCGGGCCTGAGCGACCGCAAGGGCTGCTGCTACTGGAAGCGGTGCGGCGAGCTCCTCGAGCACGGCTACATCGCAGACACGGGCGAGCAGCGCCGCAGCCAGGCTGGCGAGATGCAGCGGATTTGCCGCGTGACGGATAAGGGGTTGGAGGCGATTCAGCAAGGAGGCGCGGCATGAAGACGGCATGGCGACAGGACAGGGCCGAGCGGTTCCGCATCCTGCACCGCGACAGGTTCACTTGCAGGTATTGCGCTGCAATGCCCGGCTCTGAGTTTTTGGAAGTCGATCATCTCGTTCCACGGTCGCGCGGAGGAAGTGACCACGCGGAGAACTTTGTAACGGCTTGCAAGACGTGCAATGGCCGCAAGTCTGACTCAATCGTTTTCCCGCACGACCTAATTGAGCGTCAAGAAGATGACGGGTGGTTCGTGCATAAAACTTTTGGCGAATGGCGAATCTGCTTTTCTGCTCAGTGCATTGGGATAGACAACGATTTTGGCTACGGGTTTATCGAACCCGATTGCTGGCCAGATAAGTACTGGTGGGCTGGCCTTTTTGAAAAGGCATGGCCGGATGTTCGCGTGCATGACTTGCACGCAGCAGCAGAGTATTTCAGGCGATTAGTGAATGTGCGGCCCTTGAGGTAGGCACGAAGCCGCTTCGACGCGGCGGGGCGGAATGGAAAGGAATCCACTATGGCTAAGTCACCCGGCTTCTGGTTCTTCACTGGCGACTGGATGAAAGATCCAGAGCTCAGGTTTTGCTCGCTTTTTGCTAGAGGTTTGCTTGTCGATTTGCTTTGCATCTTGTTTGAAGCAAACGAGCAGGGATACGCAAGCAACCCTGACGGCTCGGCCCGAACCGACGAGCAGATCGTGGATGCCGTTTCTGGCGGCGGGCGCGATGAAAAACTCGCCGCGCTGGCCGAATTGGAGAAAAGTGGCGTTCTTTCCCGCGATTCTCGCGGTGTTTTGTTCAGTCGCCGCATTTCCCGGCTGGCCGAACTGAGCGAAACCCGCAAGCAAAACGGAAGCAAAGGGGGTAGCAAAACTCAAGCAAAGCCCAAGCAAACCGACAAGCAAAACAGGGGGGTTTCGGTTTCGGTTTCGGATTCTGTTTCGGATTCGTTCTTAAAAGAAACACACACACACACAGGCCCAGGCGGCTCTCGCGAGGACGGCTGGGCAGAAGACGAGTGGCAACGCTTCCTCGCCAAGTGGAACGCCACCGAGAGGGCCGCCCGCTGGCCCGGCTTCATGGCACCGGATGGCTGGGTTCAGAACGCCAGTTACCCGTCGTGGCTGGAGAAGGCCCATCACGCGATGGATCGCCTGCCCCGCTGCGAGTTCTTCGACCAGCCGCTCGCCGTCACTCGGTTCTTTGAGTACGTCGATCGCATCTTGGCCGGTGAGTTTGACAACGCGAAGAAAGATCGAGTCAGGACACGTCAACCAGTAGGAGGGAACCTGTGAGAACCTGGGAAGACAACAAGACCGCCATCAACCAACTCTGGCCGATGGTGCAGTTCACGGAGGAGGAGAAGCGTCTCTGGCGCGAAGACCTCAGCAACCTCGACCAGGACGTGCTCTACGACGCGATCCGCAACGTGAAGCGCGGGCACGACACGCTTTACCCGCAGTTGAAGTGGATGCTCGACGGCTACCGCGAGTTGTTCTCGCTTAAGCGTCGGGCGCTCCGGCAGACCGGCGAGAAGCACAAGAAGCTCGACCTAAACATCTCGGCCGACGAGGACAAGAGGCTGGCCAGCGACTTCATCGCCGTGATCGACGCCGCATCGCCCGACCAATACGAGTCCATCGAAAACATGGTGCTCGACAAGCTGCCCCGCATGCACGCTGCCACGGCCCTACGGGTCTTGATGTACGCGAAGAAGCGACTGCTCGGACAAGAAGCCCTCTTCGGGCGAGTGACCGCAGACGGAGACATCTCACCCATTTCTTTTGGAGCCATCAAATGACCGAAACAGCAACCGCCACCGCCACCGAACGCCCCCAGCTGACCGACCGCCAGCGTGAAGTCTTTGAGTACATCACCGACTTCCGCGACCGCAACGGCTACTGCGTGGCCATTGACGACATCGCCAACCACTTCGGGATTCACAAGAACGCCGTGGTGAATCACGTCTGGTCTCTGCGCCGCAAGGGCTGGGTGCAGTGGCAGCCCGGCCAGGCCCGCACCCTTCGCCCGGTGGAGGTGGCCAATGGCTGACAACCCGTACTTGCCCCCGGCTCCCGTCGTGCTCGTGCAGATGCTCCGAATCCAGATGTGGAAAGACGACATCGACGACGACAGCAGGAAGTTTCACGAGTGGAGCGCCGACACCATTGAAGATCTTTGCAATCGTTTGGTGCGGGTAGCCAAGAAGCTCGAAGCCCTGGAGGCCGCCCACTCATGACGCTCTCCGATCTTGTCCTTGTCTCGGCAGGAATCGCGGCCAACGCGGCCACGTTCTGCTTGGGCATTTTGGTTGGTTGCTCTTTAACTCGAAAGGATTCCCATGACCGCAACAGCAACGAAGCCACGGAAGGCTCAGTCTCGCGCCAGTGGCATCTCCCTCCCCATAGCAACGCTCCGTGCCGCCCTGGCTGCGGTTCGGGCCGCTGTTCCAAGCCGAAGCCCGAAGCCGATCCTGTTGAACGTTTTGCTGGCCAACGGCGGGATCACGGCGAGTGATCTGGAACTCCAGGTGTCGGCCGAGGTGCCGTACACCGACGCTCCGCTGTTGCTCCCGTTCGCCCGCTTGCAGGCGATCCTCGGGGCCGCCTCGGGCGACGAGGTGACGCTGGCCCCAGGCGACACGTCTTGCATCGTGAGCGTGGGCGGCGGCACTTGGACGCTGCCCACGGAGGATGCGGCGGAGTTCCCCCGGTGGGAAACTCCCACCGTGAAGCCGATCTGCCGCATCCCGGCCGACCAGTTCGTGCGGGCCGTGAAGGCGGTGGCCTACGCCACGGACACCGATTCGAGCCGGTTCGCCCTCGGGGCGGTGCTCGTCGAGGTGAAGGATGGCACGGTGACGCTGGTGGGCACGGACGGGCGGCGGCTCTCGTCCTACGGGATCGAGGTGGACCAGGCCGTGGACGACTCCACGACGCTGATCCCGGCGCGGGCGATCCTGACCATCAGCAGCATCGCCTCGCACAGCGAGGGGGCGGTGCAGTTGGAGGCCACCGACCGCGAGGTGGTGGCGACCATCGACGGCACGGTGGTGACGGCCCGGCTCGTCGAGGGACGCTTCCCCAGGTGGCGTGACGTGATCCCCGAGCGGGACGCGAAGGCCACGCTCGTGAACGGGGCCGAGCTGCTGGCGGCGACGCGGCAGGCGGCCATCGTGACGAGTGAGCAGTCGAAGGGTGTGACGTTCGCGTTCGTCGAGAACGGCATCCACCTGACCGCTCAGAGCGCCGAGGCGGGGCAGTCGAGCGTGACGTGCGGTCTGCTGGAAGCGGGCCAGACGGCGAGCGTGGCGCTCGACCCCGGCTTCGTGGTCGAGTTCCTGCGGGGCGTGGACGAGGCCGAGCCCGTCGAGGTCGAGGCGGTGGACGCCCAGAGTGCCGTGGTCTTCCGGTGCGGCGACTGCACCGGCGTTGTCATGCCGTTGGCGAAGGACTGATGCTCGACACCCTTCGCGAACTTTGGGATGCCGGGGTGCCTGCTGACGTGATCGCAGCGCACCTCGGCATCCGGCGGCAACGGCTGCACGAACTTCGCCGCGAGCACGGTATACCGGATCGGGTATGCAAGTACCGCAAGCGGATCGTGGACCCGACGCCCGACGAGATCGCAGAGCGGGCGCGGGAGTGCCGTGAGCGGCACTTCGCCCAGCGACGGGCCGAGCCTGACGCTTGACACGGTTGCCATCCTGCGGGGGTTCACTCACTCCAGGAGCAACGCCATGCGTTTTGCTTTCGTCGTGTTTCTCGCTCTCGCCGCTTCGTGTGCCTACGGACAGACCATCGTGGTGCGCGGCCCGGCTGTGATCTCTGCCCAGGATCACGCCACGATCATCGCCCGGCGTGGGGCGCTGGTGCATTCCCAGTGCAGCCAGACCGAGGGCATCGGCATGGGCAGCACGCCCGAGGCCGCGAGAAGGAACTGCTGCTACTTCGGCAAACGGGTCATCGTCGAGGAAGGCGTGGCCTACTCGCCGGTTACGCGCCGCTGGTACGCCGTCATCCGCTACAGGTGACCAATGGCCCCCTGGCTCATCGCCCTGACGGGCGGCATCTATCTCGTGGTGGCGGCCGACCTGGCCCTGCACAACAAGCCGGGCCTCGCGCTCGCCTACCTCGGGTACAGTTTTGCAAACGTGGGTTTGTACCTCGCTGCGAGGTCACCTTGAACCCGCTGACGTTCTCAGTACCGGGCGATCCCGTCCCGCAGCCGAGGCCGCGCGTCTCGACTCGTGGCGGGTTCGCACGGGCGTATGTGCCGGGCAAGCACCCAGTGCATGCGTACCGGGCATCCATCGCAGCGGCGGCCGTCGAGGCCGGGGCAACGCCGACAACCACGGAGCCGCTGACCGTGATACTGGATCTGGTGTTTGCCCGCCCGGCCTCGCACCTGACCAAGAAGGGACTGCGGAAGGGGGCACCGGCCCTGCCCCGCTGCGACGTGGACAACGCCGCGAAGGCGTGCCTCGACGCCTTGAACGGCGTGGCGTTCGAGGACGACTCGCAAGTGGCGAAGCTCGTGGTGGAGAAGTCTTACGGCCAGGAGGCGCGGACGACCGTGCGAATCCAATGAGCAACCAAAGCCTTTACGATTTTCTGTCGGGCCACTGCCACGAGAACACGGTGCGGTCTTACCTTGAGATCGGCACCCGTGACGGCGGCAGCCTGCGGGTGGTTGTGGAGAACGCCCCGGCCTTGGAGTCGATCGTTTGCGCCGACACATGGGGCGGCGAGTGGGGCGGCTCCTCGCGCGGCTCGCACGAACACATCGACCGGCTGCTGGCCGGGATGCTCTACACGGGCGAGGTGCGATACCTCGACGGCGACTCGAAAGAGACGATCCCGACGCTGGCCCAGCAGTTCGATCTGATCCTCGTGGACGGCGACCACTCCTACGAGGGCGGCCTGGCCGATCTGCGAAACGTGTGGCCGCTTTGCCGACCCGGCGGCTGCGTTGCGTTTCACGATATCACGCATCCGGCGCATCCCTACCTGCTGACTGCGTTCGACGAGTGGGTGGAAGAGAGGCGGCCCGAGATTGCCGTCTGGCGACAGGTGCTCGAACCATACGGCGTGGCCGTGGCGGTGAAGCGATGAAGATCCCCGAGCACTTGGTCTATCCGCTGGAGCCGTTCGCGGCCGACTACCTGCGGCTTGCCGAGGCGGGCGAGTCGATCCTGAAAGACTCGTCGGTGGTCTTCGTGGGCCTGGCTCGCAACTGCGGGCCGCACCTGCGGAACAACCTCCTGCGGCTAGAGCAGCTGGTTGAGTCGTGCGGCTCGTGGGCCTTGCACGTTGAAAGCAACGACAACACCGACGACACGGTGGAGGTGCTCGAGACGTTTTGCGCTGCTCACCGGCAGGCGTCTTTCCGAGATCGCACGCTGGGCCGCGAGCACTACGGGGCCGAGTTCGCGGGACGCCGCACGATCGCGCTGGCTGAGTACCGGACCGCTTGCCAAGAGTGGGTCCGCAAGCACCACGCCAACGCCGACTTCGTGGTGGTCGTGGATTGGGATGCGTGGGGCGGATGGTCACACTCGGGCTTCCTGCATGGCGTGGGGGCGCTGGCCGACACGCCCGACGCCTACGGCATGGCGAGCGTGTCGCTCATCGAATACCCAGTGATGTCGATGGGCGAAGACAAGCAGCCGAAGCTCGTGCGCGGTTTTGTTCACTACGATGCATGGTGCCTAAGACTTAATTCCGCGTTCGACGACTACACGGCCGGGCTCGGCGGCTGGAAGCACCAGTGGCTTCCGCCCGTGGGATCGCCGCCGGTGCCCGTCGTGAGCGCCTTCGGCGGCATGGCGATCTACGACACGTTCGCGTACCTGCGGGGGCACTACGACGGCGAAAAGGACTGCGAGCATGTGCCCTTTCATCGCAGCATCACGGAGCGGACGGGGCAGAAGTTGTATCTCGACCCGTCGATGAGAACGGTCATGCACTGGATGGAGCCGACCGATGGCGGGCGTGACGGCGACCATTGATTTCCAGACGCTGCGGATTCAGTGGGCATCGCACTCGTCGATGTACGCCATCTGCACGCATTGGACGATCACGAAGGACCAGTTAATCCGCCTTAAAGCGGTGGCCCA